GGAGCTGGAGCTGGTCCTTGTCCTGCTAACATTTGTTGTAATAAATATTCTGGGGGTGGTCCACCTTGCGCACCAGGTGGCATCGGCCCAGGACCCATTGGTCCACCAGGCATTGGTCCTGGCGGCATACCACCGTTTGGTGGGCCGCCCATAGGTATCATCGCCATAATATCTCCTATAGTCCGTATGCTATTTCGATTTGTCTACCGACTGTTTGACCAGTCGGTTTTTGAGCATCATAATCATTATTACTCTTTTGAGTAAGTAAGTGGTCAGACGCTCTCCAAGCCCAGTATACCGCATCTAGCGTATCATCGTGGGCTGCTTTATCCCCAAAACGGAGCCATTCGTCCCGAAATGTCTTCAAAAACGTGGTTTGAGCGTCACTTACCTTCACTCTACCGAACTGAAAGTCAGGTAACATCTGATTGATACGCTCGGCTTTGCCTTTGATTGCCTTCCTACCAATAAGTGGTAAGCGCAATCCATTCTCTCTCATACGGCGCATCAGTGCTTGATAGAACACCTCACCCCCTGCATTAGTTTCTAAATATATACGCTGGGGATTATCGTAAGAGGCCATACTAAATAGGACGTTCTCAGCCTCAGCTTGATTGACCCGACCTACAAAGCCATCCTCCACTACCAGCACAGGACGGGTATCTACTATCTTAGCAATCGCAAAATTGTCCCCTTTCCTATAACGGGTACCAACCATTGACTGTTGGGTAATAGCGAAATCCACCCCATAGAAGCGATTAAATTCTTGTTTTATCCATATCTGGGGGAAATCAGTCAGATACTCAGCCTTGAGTACATTACCTTTAGTAGCGTTAGCATTAGCTAGATACACTAGCTGGAAGTCTACCTCACCTACCTCAGCCCGTCTACGTTCCAAACGCTCGATAGGCCATTGTTCAGGCCAATAGCTTTCATCATTCTCTATCGCAGGATGGACAAAGACCTGATACATCTTCTCGCCTTCATACTCGACTGAATCTAAATAACCAACAATATCCTTACCATTCCAACGGGTCTGCACAATCACGGCATGGGCATCTTCCATACAACGGGGTAGGAACGTATCCTTTACAAAGTCTACGGTCTGGACACAAACTGTCTCAGAGCTTTTACTCTCCCTATCATGCAAGTCATCGCCAATAGCAATACCAGTCACACGGCGACCATTCACACTACTACTGCCGACACCACCAGATGCGAGGGTCGGGTCCTTCTTGGTAGCGGTAAGAAGTGCCCAATTATCCATTGAGGTGTCTTTTACCTCATAGCCGTCACGGCTCCAGCCTAGCTCTTTAGCAGGAACTACGTTCGGAAACACTATTTTGAACTTTTCGTTGAATTCTATAACGTCTGCGACCCTTCTAGCTATATTGTTGGAGAGGTTCTCCCCTGCACTACAGATAAGATTGGTGGTCCAGGGCTTCTTCCCTATCCACCAGCTTAGTAATATAACGGAAATAATAGTGGTCTTAGCACTTTCGGGGGGTGCTACGATAACTACCCGTCTATTACCTAATACCTCTGTTATCCATTTTTTGTGGACTGCGGACGGTATAACGTCAAATACTAGCTGGGCGTAGTGGCAAACGCTCTCTACGTTATCGCCTCTAGCCGATGCCGCTAACAGTTGTTCTAGCTGCTCCTCTGGTGAGAGAGATTCTAAATAATTTATACCAGAAGTCTTTTCGCCAGTTAAAACGATTTTTTCTTTTTTGGGCTTTTTACCCTTAACGGGACTACTCTTTTTTGTCATTTATCTGGGCAAGTAGTATCTGAGCATCACGGGCATCAATCTGGATAACGGTAGCAGGACCACTAGCTTCAGGCTGGGCGTTAGCCCGTGGTAACAGGTCTGCCGCCTGTCCTACTAGGCGTGCGGCCTGCGTACTACCCCGTTTCTCAGGGTCTGCCGCAAGCTCGGCTTGCGTTTTGACTATCTGTTTCCAGGCTTGCTCTACGGTAGCACCTGTTTTCCGCTTGTCTAACGCATCCACTAAGCCTTCTGCTGCCGCTTCTCTGGCACGCTCCCAGCGTGAGTTAGCGGCTTGTACAGCGGTGCCATCAGGACCAGCAGTAAACTGATGCTTTTTGATGATTTCGTTGTTTCCACCCCGTTTTAGGTTAGCGAGGCTGTTCTTGTGGACTGCCATCGGTTGCAGTATACCATGAAATCAGGTAAGGAATGTACCACATTACAATAAACATCAGTGGTTAGGAAAACTGTGAAAATTTTGTTGCGCCCCTATGTAGGAAGCAGGTAATGAACAATCGCAAGTGGTGGGGGGGTGCGGCGGTCAGGAGAGAGCGGAGGCCATCGGCAATCATAAGAGAGTACGTGCTAGACCACAGAACCTACACGACACGCGCGCGCTCATTGCGTATAGGCGTACTCGCCATTGCGTATAGTCCTACAATTCCGTATGCCTATGCGCAATCACCCCGCCAGAAATTGCGTATAGCCATGCAGTCGATTGCGTATAGTCCCACGTTTTCGTCTGCCTATACGCAATCCGTTGCGTATATGCCTACGCTTCTGACGTTGCGTATAGCCTGCGTGTCCGATTGTGTACGTTGCGTATAGGTGTACATAGTCGCCTGACGTGTCACGTGTATTAAAGGAAAACCCTCCGATTGCAATCCGATATCATGATACTTGTTTTCTTGCAATCTTATTGCATCCGCTCCGATTGCGTATAGTGCTACCTGTATACGTGTATACCAGGATTTAGCTCATTTGTTCTACTGGCTTGGTGTTTTCTTGTTCTCTTATAGTGGGCTTGGTTGCTTTGTTTTCTTGCCATTATTAAGCGTATGTGTGGGTTGTTTTTGGCGGTCTAATTTAGGCTTGCCCAAACTTTACCATGCACTACTTTTGCGCTAATTACTAATACCAATTTGTTCCTAGTTCTTGCCTGTAACCTTAAAACTTCCAAATTGGTTACATAATTTCTGAATATGTGGTAAGGTATGCGCAGGTTGGCGGTCATTCCGCCACAGAATTGGAAGCAAATTTTATACAATTGAATAGATGCACTAGCGGTCAACGTTGCAATAGATGACCCGCCCAAAGTTTTTATAATTTGGTTGCTTGTTAGTAACTCGTAACTAGTGTGATAACGTTGGTAAAGAATGAAGCGTGGGCAACCCTGAAGCAGCCGTACATGTGGAAATTCATTCTTGCAAGCCTTCGAGCTAGGAACAAGTATAAGATAACCGGACTTTGTAACCTCTTGCGAATTCGCTTTTGATTAGCTGCGGCTAGTCTGGCAATCTACTCAACACATAGCGCAAGTGATAAGATATAAAATCTAAAATATCATAGTCAGAACTATAGACTTGTTTTATATCATTGCCACACTTGAAGTCATCAAACGAGCGTCTTATTCTGCACACGTTGGGCACTTACCCTTAACTTATCGGTGACGACTTCCACAATAATAAAATTTCAATACTCCATATGATGCACACTAGCACCACCCCATAATAGCGACTGGCTATTGAGTGTTAGTGTGTATACATGGGTGCATTGAGACACCCACACTGTAACCACTGACGGAGGGACTATTACATGAGTAAGACCTACAAAAACACAGTTACACATTCAGCACCTGCACGCAGTAAACGTGCAAGTAGTCGCAAAAATAGGCAGTATGTCAAACTCGCTATACGTACAGGTCAGTATGACTATACGCAATCAGACAAGTATCGTATCCGATAAGGGAGGATAACATGCAAAAAACATACATGTACACGCCTGAATTAACAGGTATCAAAAACAAAGTTAATGCCTCACATTTTACACTCACCACTAAAGAGGGCAAGAGTTACAAAGTGCCTACGTCTACACTGCTCAAGCAATTCAGCAATGCCGTTGCACTGGAAAGTCCTGTCGTCAGTATGAAGTCAGGGAAACAGGAATTTGACTGCTCAATCTTGCATGTGGCTATCAAATTGGCGGTAGCTATTGACTGTGCAGGTGCTAAAGGTGCAATACGTACGAAGTTTCGCAACATGGTCAAGAAGGGCACACTGCGAGAGGGTAGTATTTGGGTCTTGTGTATTGACGGATTGCTGGGCTTGGTACTGCCTGACAAGTCTAACCTTAGGATACTCGCTAAACTGAGCAAGGGCAAAGACGTTATACAAACTACGCACGTATGGCAAGCGCAAAGATTGCTGAACTTTGTAAACAAATTCTAATGACTACTCCAGGCGTAATACACATAAGCACGATGACAGGTAAGCTGGAGCATATACCAGCCATAAACACTAACACACTGAGCAATGCGTTTTGTCAGTCGATGCAGCGCAAGCCTGATAACGTGATATGCAGGGATTGTTACAGTTGGCAAATGCTGGAAGGGTTTCGCAAGTCTTGTGTACCAGCGTTTGAGCATAACACTGAACTACTGACTGAGCGGATGCACTGGGATGACTTGCCGAGATTGCATCACTTACGAGTGCGATTTCATGCACATGGTGAACTGATAAACTTTGACCATCAACTGAACTTCCATGATACAGCACGTAAAAATCCTGCTGTTACTTGCTCAATCTGGACAAAACGCAAAGATATTATCAACAGGTACAACGCTGAGTACACACGCCCTGACAATTTCATACTCATCTACTCTAATCCTATCAAGGATAACGTGATGGAAGTACCACCTGCAGGATTTCAGAAGGTATTCAACACTATCACCCAAGATGACCCGCGTGAGAATTGTTTTGGCAAGTGTATTAACTGCCTGATGTGTTACGATGTCGCCAACACAGAAGTATGTATAGTCGAGACAGTGAAAAATTACTAGCACAAGGAGGTGCAAGCATGGACAATTACACGTACAACATTGAGCGGCGTAGTGGTATGTACAACCAATATCACTGGTATCCACGATGTCCCCGAGCATATGTACTAGTGCAGTTGATAGGTAGAGGTGAGCGTAAGACGATTACTGAAAACGAAATCCGACACCTAGCAGGTATAGGTATCATGCCTGTAGACGTTACACCTAACGGATTAGATACAATACTAGATGCCAACAATCACGAGGAATAAACACCTAAGGAGGTGACATGATGAATAAATCTGAAGCCATAAACGGAGTAGTGGATGCGCTTGTCGATGAGATGATACCTGAAGTTGCAAAAGCACATAGCTTGGGCACGCATAAAAATCACTTTGACAAGTACATGGGCTTGTTTGTGAAGTGGGACGAGATGCTTGCTAAAATGCCTCTTAAAATGAGTAGGGATGTCCGACTGGAAGTTATAGGTAGACTGATGATAAAAGCTGGAGCAAATGAGCAAGGCGTTATTGACGCAAGGAGGTGGGTATGAGGTATGTACACAGGTTGCTGTGCTGGGTAGCTGATAACAACGACAAAATATTTTACCTTGTCAATGCCAACATGTACTGGAAAGTTAATCAGGTCTTGATTGACTGGGATAAAAAATATCGAGGCACGTATAACTATCTAGGTATCTTCTACTTCTGGGCTTATGAGTATAGACACTACCTGCGTCACTTCTGGGATTATCCTGGAGGCACACGTAAGCTACGACTGTTACACACAGCAATGCTAAACGCTCAGATGGACGTAGCAGGTGAGAGTG